AGTATTTGTATATGATACATAAACACATCTATGGTGTAGGTGATTTTGCGAAAAAACATAAAGATAGATATGCAACACATAAAACGGTAAGTATAATTTTATCAGATGAATTTGAGGGAGGGGATATGTATGTAAATGATAAAAAGATACAATTAAATACAAACGGTGAATATGTAAGTTTCTTTGGTGGTAATGATTTTCATGAAGTAAAGCCGATTACAAAAGGAAATCGAGAGGTATTAATTGTTTGGTTTTCAAAAAAACAATCAAAATTTTCTTTAATATGATTGGTAAATTTAAAGTTTTCGAAAATGTATTCTCTAAAGAAGAATGTAATCAGATACTTAATAAGTGTGTAAATGAATCGGTTTTAAAAATAGCGGAAGTGTATGATAGTAAATTAATGAATAATGTTATTGATGTTAGTAAAAGAAAATCTAAAGTTGCGGGAATCGATTTGGAAGAACTTAATGATAGAATTATTAAAAAGCTAAAAGAATACTTTGGTATAAAAGGATACAATTTCAAAATTTCAAACTATCAATTTACTAAATACCAAAATGGAGATTATTTTAATTGGCACACCGATTCTTCAGATGATGTATATAATCAACGAATTTTAACAATTGTAATTCAACTTAACGATGAATATGAAGGAGGTGAATTAGAGTTAGAAATTGATGGTAAGGTATATTCGTTAAAAAAAGGAATAGGTAATTTATTTGCATTTTCATCTTTAACTAAACATAGAATTAAAGAAATTAAAAATGGAGTTAGGTATTCAATTGTTAATTGGTTGGAATTAGAAACACAAAAAAATTATAAGAAAACATTATTATAATGAAAAAAATAATCATAATCGGAGGTGGGACTGCTGGATGGCTTACTGCTCTAATAGTAAATAAATTTTGGGAAAATACAAATGTAACATTGGTAGAAAGTTCCAAAATAGGAATACTAGGAGCGGGCGAAGGAAGCACACCAAACTTCGGTAGAATTTTATCATTATTAGGTATAAATCAAAAAGATTTTTATGAAAAAACAGGTGCTACAAATAAGCGTGGGCTAAACTTAATAAATTGGCTTGGAGATGGTAGCACAGCAAAACATTTATTTACAGGTGAAGAGCCAACTGTTTTTACAAAATCATTTGGTTATCATTTTGATGCAAGAAAAGTTGCAGATTACTTTAAACAAATAGCAATAGATAGGGGTGTTAATTGGATTGATGGGGAAATAGAAACAATTAATAATACAGGTGAGTTTATTAAAAGTTTCAAATTAGTAGATGATAGAATAATTAGTTCTGATTTTGTTTTTGACTGTAGTGGATTTAATAGATTAGTTGGAAATCTATTTAATGAGGAATGGGTTGATTATTCAAAATATTTAATGATTAATAGTAGCATTGCATTTTTCCTACCTCAAAATAAAAAACTTACAATTAAAGATAAGACATATACAAATATGGTTGCTATGAGTTGTGGGTGGATGTGGCAAATTGAACTACAACACAGATGGGGATGTGGCTATTCTTTTAATAAAGATTATATAACAGTAGAAGATGCGAAAAAAGAAGTTGAAGACTATTTAGGGCATGAAATAGAAATTCAAAAAGTGTTTAGTTATAATCCAGGTAGATATAAAAGAAGTTGGATTGGTAACTCTATATCAATAGGATTATCATATGGGTTTATAGAACCATTAGAAGCAACATCGTTGATGTCGACTATTATGCAACTTAAAAGATTGGTTGATAAAAACTTTGATGAAAATTATAAAGATGGGTTCAATAAATGGTGTGAAGAAATTAATGAGCAAAATATGATGTTTGTTAGATACCACTATTTAGCGGAAAGATTGGATAACAAATTTTGGATTGATGCATATAATAAACCAATTCCAAAAAAATTGAAACAAATACTAGATAAAGATAACAACATTATTATCAAAAACGATAGAGATTTATTGAAATCCTTTGATTTAGTAGAAACTCCACAAAATATGTTGACATTCTTTACACACAATTATCAAACTATTTTTAGAAAAAATAAAAAAGTATTAAAAAAAGAATTAATTTAATGGAAAAGTTATATTTTAATGATACCACTTTTATTTGGAAAACAAAACTAAATAAATTAACCGATAAATCATTATTTCTAAAAGAAGCCTATTCAGTTATTGACTCTCAACCTGGTGTCAAAACTGATGGATTTGGATATAAAAAGGAATGGAATAATAATTTAAATTTTATAGGTAAAATTGAGATTAAAAGTAAATTAGATGAAGTTATTCAAAATGGCATAGATTTATGTAAAGAACTTTACACTACAAATAACTTACCTTTTAATAAAATTAATATTGATGCTTGGGTAAATGTAGTTAGATCTATAGATCCAATTCAACCAAACTTTTACGATGATAATCAAAAGTTTCATATTCATACTGAAATCAATAAAAAAACAAAATCATTTCCACCATCCTATACCTATGTTTATTATATTCAAATGCCAGATGTAATGAATGGAGAAGATGGTGTATTATATTTTAAAGGTAAAGATGGTCAAGAGTATTGGATTAGACCTGAAGAGGATGATTTAATCATAATGGAAGCAGATATGCCTCATTCTCCAAACAACGCTCCTAATTCAACTATTGATAGAATAGTATTAGCGGGGAATGTTGGGTTTGAATATATTAAAAAAGAAAAATCAATAATATAATGTTTGCAAGCTATATTGAAAATTTTTTAAACGAAGATGAATGTATTTCTTTAATTAATTTGGGCAATTCAATTGATTTAATCCAAATGAAATCTTCAAAATTTGTCAATGGAGAATTAGTTGGTGAAAACCTGGAATATGCAGGTAATAAAAGATTAGGGTGTTATTTTCTCAATGAACAACTTGATTTACCTATTGTAAAAAGCCTGACAAATAAAATTATTAATTTATCAAATAATTTAAATCCATTTAAAGGAATAGAATACAGCTATATTAAAAAATACTCTTTTAACAAATATGGTGTAGGAGATTTTTTAGATTGGCATTCTGACAGTCATGAAATACTAAATGGAGCTACGATTACATTTATAATTCAACTAAATGATGATTATGATGGGGGTGGAATACAATATAATATAGATAATAACATTTATACGATTAATAAGAAAATAGGTAGCGTTTTTATATTTGATTCTAATATAAGTCACTCTGTCAAAAAGATAGAAAATAGAAATAGGTATTCCTTAAATGTTTGGCCATCTAAAAATGTTACCAAATCACTATTATAATGCTAGTAGATAATAAGTTTATATATTTAAGTTTACCGAGATGTGCATCTACTTCGTTTCACTATTCTTGTATTATAAATAATATTGGCGTAAAAACTAATAATGGTGAATGGGAAGTATCAAATGAACATATTGATTTTAATTCAATTGAAAAAGAAGATTTAATGAATCATATATTTCATGGACATGAAACCATTTCAGATTTACAATCTAAATTTGGTATTGATGTTCCTGTGATAGCGGTTAATAGAGAAAGACATGAGCGTTTCTATTCATTCTACAAACATATGTTATCCGATTTTAAACGATTGGGTTATTTAGATTTTTATGATACGTTTTCCCATTTTACTTTGAATGAATTATTTTTTTTCACAAAAGATGATTTAATTAGCAAAAAGACGAGATGGGATAAAATTTCAGATTATCTAATTGAATTAAAATTAATTAACCAACCGGTCGATATTAACGTAACTTTATCAAGTAGAAAAAACGAAGAAAATTATTGGAAAGAAAAGAATGGTTATCTGGTTAATCTAATTGATATCCTATTAACTCCGATTTCTTTTTGGACAAATCATAACCCAAATATAATATGGTTTGAATTTGATAAACTGCAAGATTTAGATAAATGGGTATCTGATAAAACTAAAAAACCATTTAAAATACAATATGTAAATTCTAGTAAAAATATAAAAACAAATCTACCATTAGATGACAATTTTGTTGTCAAATATAATAGTATTTATGATTACTATGATTTACATAAAACAACTAAAACCTTAATATAAAATGCTTTATTCCGACAAAATATATGAAGTTTTTGACGATTTGCTATCAGTAGATGAGCAAAAAATCTTATATAACTATGCGAACAATAGTGAGATTAAATGGAATGAAACAGAGAATATAACAGGAAATTACGGTGGTAAAAAAAATACACATAAATTTCCTGCAAAAGTTCATCCTCAAATCGACTGTAAGAACGAACAAATAGATGAGCTAATTAAGAATATACAACGTATTATATCCAAAAAAATAGGATTAGAATTTGTAACCACTTACAGATGGAAAATTAACCATACATCTCCGTTAAATTATGAGTATAACCCAATTGATTTATTACACTATGATAGAATAGCAGAACATATTGCTGCAGTATATTATATTAATGATATAGATGGTGATACGTGTATTTATCGTAATAAATTTGGAGATAACGCAGAGACGTATATGGAAAATTTTGATAATGTAAATTTAGATTCTTTTGAACTATTGACTAAAATTTCTCCAAAAATGGGAAGATGTTTAGTTTTTGATGGGAGATATGCACATCACGCAAATTATCCAACTAAAGGTAGTAGATATATACTTAATTTAAATTTTGTTGCAAAACCCCTAAAAACAAATTCTTTATTATAGTTAATTATTATGAAAATAAATGGTATTAAATACGATTATAAAGAAATTTTTAATGCATGGATAACTGCCAGAAACCCATCTGATGATGAGAAAAAATTAGCAGAAAGAAGGTATTCTATTTGTTCAAAATGTGAATTAAAAAAATCCGTCATAAAAAATCAAAAGTGGTCTGAATATTGTAAAGGGTGTGGCTGCCCCCTTAATAAAAAAATATTTACTAAAATTTATAATAGCTGTCCACTCCTAAAATGGGAAGAGTGTGATAATGGGTTTATTGAAAAGATAGAGGATAAGCGTGAAAAATCAATAATTTAAGTTTATATATATTTATAGTTGAAAAAAGATAATTGTAACAAATGAAAGCAATAATATTGGGTTCAGATTTATTGGAATACAATAATGATGTAAAAATTTTAGAGATAAATACAAATACAACCATTTATAATCCTGGAGCTGAACTATTGGAATATGATGGGTTATTTGATATGTTAGTTCAGAATAACATATCAGAATTTCATTTTATATATACTGAAAGAGATTCCCATTCACCATCTAATGAAAGATATCGATTTAAGGAAAAATTAGTTCAAAAATGTAATGAAAATAACATTTCTTTTAATGAATACATCGTTCCTTTTAATTCTGTTACGGTACCATATATAGAAGATTCTCCTACTAAATTTATATTAAGACAATCGTATGATACGACAGCATTGATTGATGACTCGTATTGTGCTGATAAATTTGGATTCTGTGAACTGATGAGCGGTAGCCAATATATACCAAAAACTTATTTTAGTTCATCTGAAGTTAGTATGGATACATTAAATAATGTTAGTTTTCAAACCAATGGAACACCAAATGTTATAGTAAAAGCACAGGCTCCTAGCTATGATACTGCATTATATCCATCAATATATTCATTAGAATCACAATCTCAATTAGATTCATTAAAATCATCGAATACTTCGGAATACCTTATACAAGAATTTTTATATTCAACTGATAATTTAGTGGATAATAAATATTCTATAATAAGAAGCATTGATGTTATATATGGTAGTAATTTGGAAGTAATCAGTATGGGTGGATATAAGCAATCCACTGTAATACCAATTGATTTTATAGCTAATGAATTTACTGCTGATAGAAAATTAATTCAAAAGAGTAGACAGAAATACATCACAAAGGAAGTTGGTGTGAATCAAAAAATTGAAAGTTATCACACCGATATGGACTCTAAAATTATTAATTATACGGGTTCAATTATTAATGCAAGTGATTTACAGATCGGAGATTATATTCGTTCAATAGATTTTGTAGATTATAACGATAATCACGCTGCTAATTTTGAAGAAGGTAAATTAAATGTATTTGGATGGAGTGGTAGTTTATCAAAATCCAATGAAACCTTACTTCAAACATCATCATCTTTACAAGGAATTATTTCTTCATCAATAGATACAATTTATATAAGGGTAACGACAGCTGATGGTAAAAGTTGGGTAGATTCTCCATCGTGTACATACTATATTGAAGAATCCGGCTCAACATCAACAAGATTTGAAAAACTAAACCAAATGTATATTGGTGATAAATTAGTTGTAACCGATTCTAATACACAACAATTATCGACATTAGAAATAACTAATTTAGAAATGGAACACGCTCAAATGATGGTTTACGGATTGGATTTCGAGCCATCCGACCTTTTTTTGGTTGATATCGGAGATGATGTTTTTTCAGTAATGCACAATAGTTGTTATTGTCCGTGGTCATATTGTGGAAACTATTGTTATGACAACACCTGTTCGGGTTGTGGCGGAGGCGGCCAACCCCCTAAACTTTAAAATAATTTAATTATGTCAGATATAAGAATTAATAGACCGATTCAAACGATTAAGCCAAGTATTGTAGCTTTATCTAATGATACTAAAGTAAAAGTAAATGCTGCTATTCAAACGGTAGTTAATAAAATTAAAGATAGACATCTAAGTTAAATATGTTATATCAATCAATCTTATTTTCACAAGAGGAATGTGAATATATTATTGACTTAAAATATAAGTATCCTCTGTTGGGTGATAATGGTAGATGGGATATATTCGATAATTTCAAATATAAATTTTATGCACTAGAATTTATAGATGATATAAATTGGATTATAAATAGAATGTGTGATTTTTTTGAAAATGAAACTAAATTAAAAATCCATACCCGACCTACAAAATTAAATTTACATCATTATACCATAGGTGATGAATTTGGTAAGCACATAGATACTGGATCACCTTTAAAAGAATGGAATGTAGGTATTGTTCTTAACGAAAATTTTATGGGAGGGGATTATCTCATTTTTGATGAAAACGATAATCCTATTTATATAAATAAAAAAATTGGTAATGTATGCATATATCAATCACAGACACCTCATCAAGTTACTCCCATAACAAGTGGTGAAAGATGGGCGATTGCTATGTTTTTGCATAAATTTAGAATGCAAGAAAAATCAATTTTATGAAAATTTTAGTTTTGGCTACTCCTAGAAGTGGTTCTACCTCTTTAACTAAATTAATAAATGCACATTTAAATCCGGATTATTCCCTTTTTATAGAACCATTTAATCCAAACTTTTATCAATTGTATAAAAACAAAGGATTCGATTTTCAAACTATTATACCATTGCAAAATTGTAATAATCTATTAGTAAAAACATTACTATTAGTTGAAAATAATGAGTATCCTTTAAAATCTTTTAATAGTTCGAATTCATATTTCGATTGGTGTATATCATTTTTCGATAAAATAATTTTATTGGATAGAATTGATAAATTAGCACAATCTGAAAGTTTTGCTTTTAATGAAACTATGTTTAGAAAATACGGCATAGATTGGCATACTCCAAAAAAATACAATATAGCAGAAATAGATTCTTTATATATTCAAAATATGGTAGATAGATATACGGCATCCGCTAAATTACTATCTAGTATATCAATCAAATGTGAACAACCCATTTTTTATTATGAAGATATATTCGAATCCTATAAAAAGGGTGAGATAGAAAAAATATTTAATTATTTGGAAATAAACTTAATAGATTCATATTATAATGAATTTATATTATCTGAAACTAAAAAGGTTAGAATACAAAATACTTTAAATAAGATTATATAATGTTTTGTTTTTGCTTTCTTGCATACGGCGATGAACATATTAATGAATTTAATATAGTTGCAAAATCTATATTGGATTTAGATAAGGATTTTAAAATAATAGTCGGAACTGATTCTCCTTCAAAAATTATCGAAGGTGTTTATAGGGTTATAAAATTATCGGAATCATTTAATTACAATTTAAAAAGAATTGTTATTGGGGAGGCTTTGACTGAATTTGATACACTATTTTTTTTAGATACAGATACATTTATCAAAAGTGATGCGGATTTTTTTATACTGAATCATATAGATGAAGGATTTCATGCATCGAAAATAGTTGGATTGGATGAATTGAGAGATGTATATGGATCGTTGGAATATATGAAAGATTATTTATCTATTCTTACTACCGTAACCGATGATGCTTTAGAATTGATACATGAAGGTAAATTTGTTTTGCATATAAAAGATAATGATAAAAAACGTAGTTTTATTCAATGGTGGGAAAAGATTGATAGGCAAACTAGACCTTATCAAAAATTGGCTTACGATTTACCTGGTGCTATGGAGGGTATTATAATATGGATTGCTGTTAAAAAATCTATGATTGATTTAAAAATTGTAGATAGTGAGCTTAAAACATTATTTGAATCAATTAAACACTTTGGAAAAGCTAATATAAAACTCAAAAAATCATTGATTTAATATGGAATATTTAACAAATAAAATTCTAAAATACAGATGTGAATTAGATGATTTAAATTTAAAACCGAATGAAACTTATGAATATATACCAACTGATTCAAAGGAATTTTGGGATAGGCATATTATTTCAGAACTGGATAAACCCAGTATTCAATATTACGAATTAAATCCAATAGAATACAAACTAAATAATGCTGGATTTAGAACTCCGGATGATTTTAATTCATATGATGAAGGTGATGTTTATTTAGGGTGTTCTCATACATTTGGAATAGGTCATCATTTAGAAAATGTATGGTCTTATAAATTAAGTAAAATATTAGGTCGTAAATTTTGGAATTTGGGAATAGGGGGTACAGGAACGGATACCCATTTTAGATTATTATTTGCTTTTTATAAAGAACTTAAAATAAAAAATATATTCCATTATGCGCCATTGTATCCTCGATATGAATTTATTGAAAATGGAAGACCTCACTGGTATATTATCGCGAACTATAATAAAAATTGGGAATCTAAATTTGGTAATCTAATGAAAGAGTCTCTTTTAACTAATGAGCAAGTTGAATTAAATTGGCATAAAAACACTTCGGCGATAAGAGGGTTGGCAAGTGAAATTGGAGCAAATTATTATGTAATTGAAGGTAGTAGAGGATGGCATGGTAGAGACGATGAATCACTTTTAGCAAGAGATTTATTACATCATACCACAAAATACCATCATTCGGTATATCAAGATTTTTTAAAGTTATACGATGATAATTTGTATTCTACTTTTAAAGATGTGAATGAACCAATAATGAACATTAAAAAATATATGAAAGATAATTATACTAAAAGTAAGTTAATTTAAAGTTATGAGCAATAAATGGGATGAGTTTCAAGTTTCTCCATCAAAAAAATTTGGATTTGATGTTCCGGTATTTCAACCATCGGTATTCAGAGAGTATAGAGGTGAAATATGGACAACATATCATTCGGAACAGCATCCGGTAATGAATCACATACATTATGATAAAAGTGAACTTTCAATACATGGAAGATTTTCACGTTCTTACAAAGGTGTATTAAGAGGATTACATTGGGATAAAAAGACTTGGAAATTAGTTCAAGCGGTAGTAGGTGATATATATTTGGTTGTTTTAGATATGAGAGAAGGTTCACCAACTTATGGAGATTGGGAATCATACATTATAACCGAAAGATTGAGAAATCAGGTATTAGTTCCGCCGGGATTTGCAAATGGACATTATGCACTAACCGATTGTATGTTTCACTATAACCTATTTTATAAAGATGGTTATGTGGATGCAGATGAACAATATGTAGTTAAGTGGAATGATCCAGAGTTTCAAATGGAATGGCCTACAAATAATCCAATATTACAAAAAAGAGATAGATGATAAAACCTTACATTAAAAACGAATGGGGAAAACTTAAACAAATAATTGTAGGAAGACCTGAATTTGCACAAATACCAACCGTTAGAGATAAATCCCTACACACAATTGATTATGCTAATTACACCGATGAACAATTTCTTCGTATTCCATATGGAAGATATCCTAATTGGATGATTGAAGAAACAATTGAAGATTTGGATGATTTAAGTAAAACATTAGAGGGGTTAGGGGTAGAAGTATTCAGACCCGCTTTAATTGATTGGAGTGAAAAATATGTAACTGAAAATTGGGAAGTAGATGGGTATTATGGATATTGCCCACGAGATTCTATGTTAGTTATAGAAGATAAAGTAATTGCTACACCTATGGCTCTCCGTCAAAGACAAAATGAAGCGAGGGCATTTAAACACCTTTTCGATGAAAACCATTGGGTAGATTTTCCTAAACCTAAATTATTGGATTCTATTTATGATAGGGGATTGTTACCTGGCCCAACATTAGGGAACGAAGAACCTGTATTTGATGCTGCTAACCTGTTAAAGTGTAATAACGATATAATCTATTTGGTTTCCAATACCGGTAACTTAGCAGGTGCACAATATTTACAAAAATGGTTGGATGAAAACATGAAAGAAAAGTACAAAGTTCATCCTATTCAAGATGTATATGCATTCATCCATATTGATACCACTTTCGTGTTGATTAGAGAGGGACTGGTCTTACTTAATCCTAAAAGGGTAAATGATACCAATATGCCAGAAGTCTTTCGCAAATGGGATAAAATCTACTCTCCTGAGATGGTTGACACTCCTTTCCTAGAACATTGGGCGGAAGCATCGCCGTGGTTGGGAATGAACACCCTTTCTTACGATGAAAACACTATGATTGTAGAAGAACGACAAATTCCACTTATGAGAGAATTAAAAAAGTGGGGAGTGGATTCTATACCTGTCAAAATGAGACACGCTAGAACTTTTAGTGGAGGCCCTCATTGTGTAACATTAGATACAATTAGAGAATAATTTATTTGGAAATCACACAATTTTTTAGTATCTTTGAATACTAATAAAATCATAATGTCAGAAAAGAAGTATTTTTACGAAAAGTGTGATTATTTTAATGAACCTCATATTAACTTAAAGTATGAAGATGTTCTTAAAATGACACTTAAAGAATTTGAAGATTGGGTGACAATGTTCAGAAAAACGGTTGTTGAAGTTTGGAATGAAACGGGTGCACCTCCTCGTATTGGTTCTTCGGAAGCCGAGATTATTGAACAATTTTCAAAATTACAAACCTATAAGGTAGATAAGTTCGAAGAAAAGGATGATGACGGTGATGAGGTAATCTTTAATTTCAATAAATTTGCTACACCAGTAAATCAGTTCTTTCCTGCGATGTATAAAACGGGTATCGGTGGTTCAACTTACGATAAACCGAAACCATCTATTTACGATATTTTTTGTAATGATGAATATCTCGCTGAATTTGCAAAACAAATGAGGAGATTGACTCGACAAGATGCAATGTATCGTTTCTCAAAAACTCTTGCAAAAGGAAATAAAGAACACCATAATTCACATTTACCAACTGCAAAAGAATGGATTGAAAAATGGATGTGTGGTGATGTATGGGAAGGGCATGATTTTTGTTTGGCTCAAACCGATAGCCGAATTGAATCCTTACCGATTACTGCGGAAGAAGTTAAAGAGTTATACAAAGCGGGTATAATTCAGTATAAACATATTTCATCTCTTAAAACTGCTAATTGGGGCGAAGATATAGATTCATTAGTTGATTTAGAAAAACAACCTATTCAATTAAAGTGGTATCCATTAGGTCAAACTATATTTCCGGAGGCAACTGCGGCATTTAGAATTGGAATGGGAACACAGGCAGCTGTAAACTTTCCTCCGCTTACTGCGAAGTATTTGTATCAAAGATTTACAAACCATATTAAAGAGCAAAAGCAAATTAACATTTATGACCCATCATCCGGTTGGGGTGGTAGAATTTTAGGGGCATTGAGTGTAGATGATAGAAACCTTCACTATATTGGGAATGATCCGAATACTGAAAATTATATTGAGGAAATAGGTAAGACTCGTTATGAGTATTTGGCTGAGTTTTTTAATTCGCGTATACCTGGTGCGGCTAATCCATTTTGGGGGCATAAAAATACCTATGAGATTTATAGAACGGGTAGTGAGATTATTAGTAATGAGGTTGGATTTCAAAAATGGAAAGGGCAATTAGATTTTATATTTACTTCACCTCCATATTTTGATAGAGAAAGGTATTCCGATGATGAAACCCAATCATTTAAGAAATTTAGTAATTATGAAAGTTGGAGAGATGGATTTTTACGACCTACCTTAACAACCGCATACGAATACTTACGAAATGATAGATATATTCTTTGGAACATTGCGGACATTAAAATTGGTAAAAGTTTTTATCCATTAGAGCAAGATAGTATTGATATACTTACTGAATTAGGTATGGAATAAAAGGGTAAGATAAAGATGACGATGTCTCCAATGACAGGTGTTGATTTATCAAATGTAAAAAATAGTAAGAAGATAAATGGTGAGTTTTACAAATACGAACCTATATTTATATTTTATAAGAAGTAATTGGGG